AAAAGAAAGAAGCAGAGTTAGAAGCTAAAAGAATACAGCGTCAAAAGATAGAGAATGCTGTCATAGGAGGCTGTGTATTATTCTTTATCTTCTTTATTATCTACATTGTCTACCTTGTTATGTCCGTTTAAGAACCCAGCTTTCTTACCAATCTCAAAGTAAAAATCTTTACCTAATATCTTAGCAGAAGCTACCAAATCCTCTTTTAATTTAACAGGGTCTGTGTTATCTTCTTTCTCTTCTTGAGTACCTCTTACTCTCGATAATAATTCTAATGCTTTTATCGCACTATTTGTATGCCCATTTGCTCTGGCATAATCATATTGTTTTTCTATTTCAGTAATAACATCTACATCAGTGGTTAGGTTTTGTTCGAGTTCAGTAATCCTTTCGATAACTTCTTCGTTTTGTAGTAACCTATGCCCTTGTCGTGCTGCATGCTCTTTCGAGTACCCAGCAGCCCTCGCAGCTTCTGAAGCATTCCTGTGTAAAATATACGACTGACAAAATCTTTCTTGTTGTTCATTTAATGCCATACTAATCTATACTCGTCATTGTAAAAAGCAAATGATTTATCAAACCAGTCATATATATAACCAGTGATATCAAATGCACCACTATAATTGCTCTATCATTCCAGATAAAGCCTACTAGAATCCAACCTAAAAAACCTACAGAACTTACATATAAATTAAGTGGATAAATATTGTGAGAAGTGAGCATAATCCCTATTATTAATATAAAAGATGATGCCCACTTTAAATACCAATCCTTAGTTTTATAAGGTGTGTGTTTCTTAAACTCTGTCACTATCTATAATTACCCATCTCATACTTTTCATAAACCTTGTTTTCTATAACAGGTTCAGGAATAGCATTAGGTGTGTTAATTATTATCTTCTTTTGACTGTCAGGATTGAAACTGCTTAGTAATAATACAAAAGCAACAACAAGTATAACAGTCGTCAATATAATACTATATTCTTTTAACATAATTACTCCTTTATTTTGTAACCTTTTTATATTTTTCAAAAGTTCTAAGCCCACCAAGACCGAGCATACCCATTAACACAGTCATTAAACTACCCATATCAAACTCTGGTAGTGGTGGCAATGTTGCACCAAATAAAGCTGCAAAGAAAATGATAAACGGAGCTGCGATAAAGTGCCATACCAAGGCAACTCCACATGCCCAACCTATGAAGGGTCTCCAGCCGGCAATAAACACATTTCTAGACTGTGCCTCTGCTTTATTTATTTCTAATTGTCCTTTAGCTAATTCTTGTGCATGCTTCTCTGCCATTGTAGCTATCTCATGAGCAAGTTTATTCTTTGCATCTTTATCTTCTACAAACTTACCTATTAACTTAGTGGCAGGTCCTATTAAACTTAATAGTGCCATATTATTTCCTTTCTATTTTTTTCCATTCTGTTACTGATATTTTCTTTTCTGCTTTTTCATCTTCTAATATATCTAAACTATAATATACATTTAAATGTGGGTGTTTTTCATGTAGTTTTTTTAGTTTCTCTGTCCAGTATTCTGGAGTCTTTATATTTACATGCACATTCCTACCATTTTTAAATGTTTTCAATGCTTCATAGCAGGCAATAGTTAGAATAACAAACTTCTTACCATAAGAAAATATCTCTTCAAGAACCCAGTCAGCATCTTTTTCATCTATATGTTCTATAACATCAGTACAAATAACAGCATCATATTTACCTTTAGGTAACTTACTATATTTAGGATATGCTGGGTCATATAATGCATGAAAATCTAACTGCCATATATCAGCTAAAGGTTTTGGTAGTGTTTGTCCTTTCTTATTTAACAACATTGTTTTATATTTTTCTTTATCATACAATGTTGCCTTACCACAACCATAATCAATTAAACTTTTAGCACCTTCTACTAGTATTATCTTAGTGATAGTAGATAGATGCATGACAATACTAATACCTGTAAAGTATTTAGCATCTTCATGCATCTCTTTATATTCCTCTAAAAGTTCTGTATAATCTTTAGATGGATTCTCTCTATTGTGCATTTAACATATCCTTATAATTAGGTAATGTTTCTTTCTTTAATGCACCCTTCCATATCTCAGATACTAAACTATCTTTACCATAAAAATTATAATTAATACCCATAGTTTTATCAGCAAAAGTTTTCTCACAATCTTGTGCCATTGCTAATAACTCACCAGTAGTCCAGTATGTTTTATCACCAACAGATACTTGAAAATACTTTGGTCTTTTAGGTTCATCATCTGCACCAGTAGTTTCTTTCTTCATATCATCTGTAGGTTCTTTCTCTAATGAACATTCAAAACCAAATAAATGTAAGTTTCTAAAACCCATAGTATGTAACATACCTATAGCTCTCATAGCTGCACAAGTGCCACCAGTAATTAGCGTAGCACCTACAGGTAGTCCTACATCTTCTCTAATCTTTACCTGATTGTTTTTGATTGCATGCTTTCTATCTTCATCATCTCTTAATGATTCTGTAAAGGCATGCCAACCCCAAATATCAGCTTTCTTTTCCATAAGATAATTAGTAACAGATGGGTCTGTCATAGAAGCTACAAGAAACTTAGTATCTTCATCAAGGTCTTTTAGTAAATCTTTTCTCTTAATACCATGTGTACTCTCACCTTCTATTGAACGTGGGTCTAATAATATACATGCATCTGGTTTAATATTATTTTTTATAAGACCAGGATATGCATGCTTAACACACATAGTAAAAGCCTTTGGATGTTTATCTAAAGTTTCTCTTAACTGTTTATAATCTATATTAGGACCACCAGATATAATTATAGCATGGTCTGTATGTGTTCTACACTTCTCTATAAATTTATCCTTTGGTATTAGCTTCATATTCTCTTTTATGTTACCTCTAATATAATCTTTAGGCACACAATCTCTAGGATTAACAACAATAGGAACTCTTTGTAAATCTGCTGGTATGTTAGGTAAAGTTTTATCACTTAACACAATCATAAAATGTGTAAAACCACCACCTTTCACTCTATCACCAGAAGGTAATACATGTTTGCGAATATCTTTATTTTCTTTTAATTTTTTCCATACTTCATTAACACCAAAGTATGCATCATTAGGTGCCATCTTATCATCATCTTCTCTAAAGTAATGGTCAAGCATTACAATAGGTGTTTTCTTTACACAATCATAATCATGAGCAACAGTCTTTACACTATTACCACCACCAATTAATGCCATATCAAACCATTCACCTTGGTCTTTTAATATGTCTCTAGTGTTACCTTTATGTAATTCAAATACAAAAGTTTTATTTTTATTTTCTTTCATATGTTCTGCAAACTCTTCTAATCTTTTTTGAACTGCAGACATTTTATTATGTGCCTTACTATTAAACTCTTCATGGTCTGTTTCAATAGTAGCATCTTCAAATAAATCATAACCATGATATGTAAAACTATCTGTATAATCAAATGCAGTTAGTGCCATCTCTATAGCTCTACCACCATTCCATGCACCAGTTTCTATCACAGTTTTTGGTTTGTACTCTCTCATTATCTGTGATATCTGTTGATATCTATTAGGTTTAATATCAGGAGCAACCTCATCTGATAAAGGAAAAGCTCTTTCACCATTACCTTTTCTTATAGCAACTTTAGAAAAGTCTGGTCTACCAGCAAAATGATAAAAATAATCATTCATAGCATGTGTTTGTTCTACTTTCATACCATGTGCTTGATAAATGTTTAGTAGTCTAGATAAGACATAATAATCATGCCACTCTCTATACTTAGTCATCTCACCTAATATATATGCACCTCGTAAGTCTGCTAATATATCTATAGTAGGTTGCTTATTTAAATTAAAAGCCATAAAGAAAGGCTCATCAGGATTGTAAACTATATCAGCTTTATCATTTAACATAGATAACATATCTTGTTTAGTTAATCTTTTCTTTAAATAAGAATCAGCATCTATCCATATTAACCACCCTGCTTCTTTACTTTTCTCTGCTAAATCAAATGCTTTTTCAGTTAAAGCAAATACTTTATGAGACCACTTCAAGGCATCTAGTTTATCATTATAAGGTATCTTTCCCTCTTCTGTACCATCATGCTCTGCATATCTTTTTAAAAAATCTTCATGGTCTTTTACATCATGTAGACTTTTATAAGTATAGTCTGGTAAAGAATAAGCATCTATTTTACAATCATGATAATAACAAGTAAAAGATATATCTGTATCTAAATTTTCTTTTGTAGAATTTAATAAATGAATTGCTGTATCTTTTAAAATAGTTTCATTAAAAGAGGTAACAATATTAATCTCTGCCATTATATACTCCAAAGTTTTTTTCTAATGAATCCAAAGCCTCTTCAGCTTCGGCTAGCTGTTTAATTAAAACAACAGAATCCTCCACTATCTTTGGGTGCTCACCTATTGCTACCGGTTTTTGAAAAGCTAAGTCTAATTGATATAAAGCCTTTGACCTTTCGCCTTCATAATGTGCTCGTATAGCTCCATATAAAGTGTGTGTTAATTCTCTCATTGTATTAAGTAATCCTTTTCTCTTGGTATTATTCCTTTCATCTGTAACCATCTAGCATCTTCACACCACTTAACAGCATACTTGCCTTCAGTTACTCCTCTAGGTTTCCATTTAGCAAACCAAGGACCACCTGTTGTAAAGTGTACAATCTTTGGTTTCATATCCTCTGGTGAATGTCCATCAAGCCAGTTCCACTCTTCAGGTATTTGACCTATATCAGATACTTCATCAGGCAACCATTTAAATGTATGTAACCATCTACCTTTTTCTGTATTAATAGCATCAATACTTAACTTATCAAGGTAATGATGTGCATTATTAAACATCATAAGACTAGACCAGTTCTTCATGTTATAAGGCTCTTGTGCTTGACCATCCATTTTAACACCTTTTTCTACATCATACTTATGATGCACTGCCCATACAGGATAGTAATTATCTCTACACATATCAAATAGTTCTGTTATATCTCCATAACAATACATGTCACAATCCATATACAAGGATAGACCAGTATATAAACTTAAATGTGGTACAAGAAATCTAGTAAAACTAAAATCAGTAGAGAAAGGTCTGCCATCTATCTCATCATACTGTTGATTACCTATCTTATTAGACCTTCTTCTAAACATACCATTCTTAATTAATGCATCTTTTTTAAGAGGCACTATTCTTACAGGGTTCTTGGCACGTATTTCAATAGAGAACTTTAATACTTCGTAAGCTGCATGTTCTCTAGGGTCATAGCCAATATACACTGTATCCATATCATTTCTAATTTTTGTTTGCATACTAGAACTTCCACTCATAATCTATAAAAAAAGTTCCGGCTTCCAAACCTTGACCTATTCTTTTTCTTTCATAAGCTATTTTTAGTTTATCATTATTAGATAAATTTTTAGTGGCATAACTTCTAAACTTAGAGCCATCATGTTCATTATCTAAATCATGATAGTACCTATATCCGATAGAATCAAATAAACCACCTGCCTTTAATTGCATTGTAATTAAACTAACCATTAATATTAATATTATTCTCATTTACCTTGTCCTTTATATTTTTTAAAATTTCTACGTTTATGTTTATTCTTTGGTCTACTTCTATTAGACTTACCTATAGAAGTAATCTTCTTAAAAAAACTTCTTATTCTTTTTCCTGCACCTACTATTGCTCTTGCCATAAAAAAATAGGCAGAGACTCTAATGAATCCCTGCCTTACTCCCTATTTTATTTGTATCTTTCTTGGTTTCTTTTCTTCAGGTATAATTTGTTTTAGTTTTATTTCTAAAATACCACGAAGAAAAGTACAACCCTCTACATGTAAAGTATCAGCAAGAACAAACTGTCTTTGAAATACTCTTTTACCAATACCTCTATGTAGATATTCTAAGTCCTCTTCTTTATCAGAAGACTCTCCCTTTATTGTTAATTTATTTTCTTTTACTTGTACATCAAGTTCTCTATCTTTAAAACCAGCTAGTGCAAATTGTAAAAGATATGTATCTTCTTTATCTTTAATTAAGTTATATGGTGGATATCCAGTATCACCCACGTTATCACTTAACATTGAATTAAACAAGTTATCAAAACCAATAGCTTGTCTAGTAATATTATCTAAATTAAATGTTACCATTTTTATTCTCCTTTATAAGCAAGTTAAAAATTAAAGTCCATATTGGCACTTTATAATTATATTATACCACATTTTGTATATAAATGCAACAAAAAATTATATCATATTTAAAATATTAGCTATTAATAATATACATATTATTATTACAATTCCATCTAACATAAATTTTACTTAACTAGCTCACTCCATTTAGATAATTTTTTTCTTTTCACTTTAACTCTTTCATCTAACTCATCCCAACTAACAATATCAAACTCTGTCATAAGTTGTATCATAGCATATACATCACCTATTTCTTCTTTTAATAAATCATTAGTTCTATGATTATCTTTTCTTATAGCTTTACTACATGCTTGAACTAACTCACCACATTCTTCCATTGTTATAACCATTAATTGTAAAAGAACATCTTTATTCATTATATATCCACCAACTCACATGAGCCTGCAGTACATGCTAACTCTTGTGAACCCCTAGTATTATCTTCTTTTTCATACTCTCTTAATTTATTCCAATCAATATCTTTAGGCATCTTGTCTTGTAAAGTATTATATTGTACTTCATCTATATCTTGATAAGGTGCTTGCTGATATGTGTGGTCTGAGAAAGGTAAGAATGATATGCCAGATAGTGTATCAAAGTTATCCCAACACCAGTTACCTACATTAATCCATTCATGTTCCTTAACAGATATAGTTACTGATGGTTTATGTTCACACCAATGCTGTGCATAACACTTCCATATTTCTAGCTGTTCAATAGCAGTCATAGTATATCTAAAGATAGCACTAGGGTCTGCTTTCATAGGAAAAGAAAAGACAGAGTTATTAGGTTGCATCACATCATCTTCACAAGGTATGCCTTGGTCTGCCATAAACTGTGTTAATGGGTCTTTTTTATCTCCTCTTACTGTTCTAATATAATACGGATTGTGTCTAGCATGTATACCACTAGCACTATCAACTAATTGACTAACTGTACCAGAAGGTTTAACACAAGTAATAGCTGTTGATTGTGGTATACCTAACTTCTTTGACCACTCTTCATTAGTTATTACAGCTTTATGTCTCATCTTACCTAATACATCTGGTAACTGAGTTCTCATTCTAGATAGTAAACTATTATCCATAATACCTGTAAGAGATACACCAAGCAATCTTTCTTCTTCTGTATTTGTTTTCCATCTCTTACGTAGATAACCAAAGTCTGTAAGGGTAGCTTGTATTGTACCTAGTATAGTAGCTACTTCTATCTTTTCATGTAATGTTTCTTCAGTATCTGTAGGTCTTACAACTACCTCTGTAAGATTACAAAACTGATTAGGTCTTAGTATAATCTCACTACAAGGATTAGTACCAAAGTCCCAATCAGGATTACGTCTACCATTCTCTTTAGCTTTTTCTTGAGCAGACTTTCTATTAAAGATACCACGTTCACCAGATTTACTTTCATATAATGCTAACCATTCTTTCATAAAGATACCAGCATCTGGTTTTTCTGTATATGCTACAGAGTTATTAGCTAATGCTCTTTCTGGATTAGTCTCCCACCATGCACCAGACTTAGCAACTCTTAATCTCTGGTCTGATAAATTAGACAGAGATATAAGAGCTGACCTACGCACACCACCAACAACCACAACTTCACCTGTTTTACAAACTATATCATGGCACTCCATAGAGGATAGTTTTCTACCTCTTGCACCTTTAAACTTCTCAATAACAAAATCAAATAAATTAACTAAGGGTTGAGGACCACTTGCTCTACCACCAAATGTTTTTAATCTATCACCTGCAGGTCTTACCTTACTTACATTTATCTTTGGAACTCGACAAGTATATAAATAAGATATTAAATCTTTAAATGCTCTTGCCCAACCTTCTTTTGAATCTGCAACAGAAATAACATCATCTGACTTTTCAAACTCTCTATCTGGTATAGTAGGTAGCTTATCTATGTATTGTCTCTCAACAGAAAAACCTACACCTGTACCATTCATAAGTATATATAAGACTTCATCAAATGCTTTTGGATTATCAATAGGAATATAAGAACAGTTATAGCCTGCAATGTTTTCTCTTTCTAATGCTGTGCCGGCTGTCATCAATGCTCTCATAGAAGGCATAACAGATAGATTAATAATATAATCTTCTATCTTTCTCCATGTTTCACTTTCTATTTCAACACCTAGGTTTTTCTTTAAATGTGTTTGCATAAAGTTACTTAGCCTAGATACTGTTTCTATCCATGTCTCTCTTCTGCTTTCGTCAGGCAACCAACGAGCATATCTAGATGCATGTATAAATGTTTGATATTCTGTAGGTAAATAATTATTTGTCATTGTATTCCATCTCCAAAATCATTTCTGCATAGTGTATTACTTTTTCTATATCTTTTCTACCTTCACCTTTTCTTCTATGCCTAGTAATATATTTAATTATATTACCTTCAAGAAAAGTCAAGTCATTACCTACAATAAATTCTACAGGTTGTATCTTACAATCTTTGTAATGACTACCACCTACTTGTTTTAATGTAGCTTTCATAGCTTCTTTCTGTAAATCTGTTTTAGTAAAACCTTTTTCTTTTACTGTTTTTTTAATTGCTTCATCCATCATTCCCATGTTTGCTTGCTCCTCATAATCTATCATATCAGCATATAGTTTAGCATGATTATCTTCAAATGTCCAGTCTTTTTTCTTCTCTGTCATTATCGCCTCTTAATACACTTCTAATTCTGTTTCTCAAATATTTTTTATTGTCTGCATGTATAACCTTGTAGGCAAAAGACCTGGCTTTTTCTGGCTGAACTCCTGCCATATCACAAACTTCTTCAAAGTTATCACACGTAACTCCTACCTTTGTAAAAAACCAAGCCTCTGCCTTTGCTTTATTAACTTTATCATTAGACGTAATAGTATTCTTTGATACGTCTAACAATGCTTGTAATATAACACAAAGAAAAAGTCTTTTCTCTGAGTTCTCTGGTTCAGAATAAAAGACATTTTCTATTTGTATTATATCATGTTCCTTTTTCATTTACTTCATCTACATTCGGTTCTTTTTCAATCTTAGTAAAATATCTTTTACCGGTTGAATAATTAAAAACACGAAGTCCTTTGCCATCATTAGCATCACTCCAACAATCAAACTTGTAACTGCAATACATACAAGCAGTATCGAGCTTATAGTTGCCAGACTTTCCATCAGGAACTGCCGGATAACATTTGTCCGGTGGTGTATCTGAATCAACCACTCGTTTAATTTTTTGTATTCTTTTCTTAGCATTTATCATCTCCAATGAATGTACTTTGGTATAACATATTTCTCCTGTAGATTTATTAATAACTAAGAAGCCTGCCTCATCTACCTTGTTACCTTCTGCATAAGCAGATATCTGAGAGATGTAACCAAAAGGGTCGTCATTAGATAAGTTATTATATTTAAACTTACTGTAACCTCTACCAGATGCACTCTTACAATCTACTAACACACCATCAATAAAACAATCCTGGTGTCCTTTAACTCCTTCTACCTCTACTTGTTTTTGTTGTTGTGTTACTTTGTGTCCAGATATAGAGGCAAGCATAATTAATAACTCCTCTAATATATAACCATAAAGAAACTTTATTCTTGTACTAGGTGCCAAAGGTTCATTGTGTGGCTTTTTAAAATCATACCATAGCTGTCTATCTGGTCTACCTATAGTTGATAATCTTAATCTAGGTTTATCCTGTGGTAACTGTTTTAAAAAATCTTTTACATGAACTTTAACCGAATTAGCAAAGTCATCTATACATTTATCTACTTGTTTTTCAGTTAACTCTTCATTCTTTTTTTCGAATAAACTGTATATATCTTCTACTATAGTATCTATTTTTTTCATAAATAAAATGTGGGAGACCTCGCTGATTACCGAATGGAGGTTTTAGCCGGAACTCCCACTATCCTTTTAATTAAGAGGCAAAAGGAATTTTTTCGTCTGCCTCAGCAGAGTAACCATCAGGTACAACATCAAAGGCATCATCTGAATCACCTTGATATGGCACTAAATCTACAACCTGTATCTTCTTCAGGTCAGCAGAAACACCAGACCTACCTTTATACTTCCACTCGTATGTGGTGTATAATACGTTTACCTTTGAACCATTACCTACTAATGTATTCATCATGGTTCTCTTCTGAGCATCAAGAACTTCCGGTGCACTATTTAAGTTACCATCTTTTCTTTTGACGTTTCGTTTGATGCTAACAAAGTCTCCTCTGTCATCACCTTTATTCTTTATAGCAAGACCATCTTTCTCTGCGAGAGCCTTGTTGTCTGCATCCAGATTACCTACATCAATACTCCATGTACCATCTGCATCAAATGTTGTGTTTGGGCTTGTTATGCTTGCCCAATAAGCAGTTCCACTAATTACACTCATGTGCACTCCTTTTTTATTATTAAAATTATATTATAGCATAGTTTAAGTATCATTGTCAACACTTTTTTTAATTATATCTACATTAAATAATTTCTGGATATTCATTAGATACATCTTAGAAGCATTATGGTCTCCACCAGAGACTTCTCTTTTGTTAGGTGTATTCTTTATAATCTTCTTTAACATATCTGTTTTAAATACCAGTGTTCCATATACTTCATCTTCAATACAAAGATTATGAAACCAGTAATCTGATTCGGTAGATGCGATACCACTAGGCTTGCCATAGCTTTCAAATTCAATAGCTATGTTACCAGTCTTTAACCACATACCTCTTTCAGATTTTACTTCTATCTTTTTATCTTGTAGCATGTCAGCAATAATTTTTTCTTTTACTTTACCATACTGTAAATCTATGTCAAACTTTTTTCTGTCTTCTTTCTTTGGTTCTAATGTGTTTCTGCCCATGTTACTCCTACTTTATAATCATTATCTAAGGGACATCTTAACTTCAATAAGTTTTCAGTTTCTTTTATCGCAATCTTTGTGATGCTACAAAACTCTCCCACATCTTTATTTGCTACTTCAAACTGATACTCATCATGAACAGAAGCCACTAACTTAACATCTAGCTTTTTATTGTAAACTCTGTGAGTAATACGTAATAACCAATGCTTACAAATAATAGCACCTGCTCCTTGTAGAAGAGTATTTAAAGCTGAATGAGAACTTCTAACCTTTAAGTATCTTCCATCTATAGCTTTAATTCTTCCTCTTCTACCGGCATTTTCTACTTGCTCACGCAATCTTTTTAATGAGGGTAAGTTAGACAAGAATCTTTTTATTAATACATTACCTTGCTCCTTTCCAGCTCCTACTATCTTACCTATCTTTTCTGCACCAGCACCATAAAGAAAGGCATATATAAATGTCTTTGCCTGGTCTCTATTTTTTATTCCGGCTAACTCCATATTCTTAGTGTGTATGTCTCCATTCAATATCTCATCTGTATAATTAACATCATTAAGATAATGTGCAAGACAACGTAACTCTAAACCACTAGCATCAGTCCCAACTAACTTATATTTTACTGGGTCTGATATAGTCCAAAGACTTCTACACTCTTTTCCATATGGTGAATAGACTGCCGGAACTTGTGCCATGTTAGGTGAATTGTGTGCCATGCGACCAGTAATAGTTCTCAGTGTCATTACCTTGCCATGAACTTTGTTACTCTCATCACATGCCTCAATCCAAGACTCTACCATTACTGCCCTTTTCTGCAGTAAGAAATACTTTGCAAATCTTTCTGCAATTAATTTTAAATTTGGTTCTTTGATTGTTTTTAAAACAGCTTCATTAATAATAATATTCTTTTTATCTGTATACTGTTTTGGTTTCCAACCTCTCTTCATAAGTCTATCAGCTATCTGCTGACGAGAACCAATATTAAAAGGTATCTGTTTAGTTTTTGTCTTCATCTCTACAATGGTAGGTTCAAACTCTTCTAATGACCATTGCTCCAAATCATAGATATCATCTTTTAATTTTGCTAGTAACTCCTGTGCTTTCTGTATATTAAAAGCAAAACCATTCTTCTCCTGTTGGTCAATAATTAATCTGATATCATGCTCTAAATCAATGGACTCTTTAGAAAAACCTTTACTCTCTTTTATCAATTCATTGTAAACAGCGTGTGTTATCTCTACGTCTTGTTTACAATACTTCAACATATTAAAATCATACTTAGAAAAGTTTACATCTTCTCCACCCTTTGGCATGTTTAGTTTCTCACCCCATGCTTTTAGGCTATGTCCTTTCTCTCGTATAGGATTAAACAACTGAGATAAAACTAATGTATCAATGACATCACCTGGTAGTATGTTTGAATTTAATAATCTGTTAAGAACCGGAACATCAAATGATAAACCATTATGCATAATAAATTTATCTACTTGCTTTGCCCAGTTATTAAAACTGTACATAGTGCTAGGGTCAAATACTGTTACAACATTTGTATCTATATTTTTTGCTACAATACAATGTACCTTACTAGGATTAAACCCATCTGTTTCAATATCAAGAACTACTTTCACTTGCACCACACCAATTACATTCTTCTCCTTTACCTACTTCCATCTCACTTTTTTCTTCATCACAGTAATGATACCACATTTCAGGTTCTTTGTCAAACAATTCCATTTGTTTTTCCATAGTAGGAAAATTAAATGTGTGATACACATATACATATGTCTCACAGTTAGGACAACTTAAATTAGTTACAATATCGTGTTCGTCACCCTCTTCTCCGTCATGGTCTCCACCCCATATTAATTCTGTTCCACAATGCCAACACTTCATTTTATATTACTCCTTGTGCTTGATTACTAAATTCATCCTCGAAAGGATTATCTATTTGAGACATTCTACCAGACTTTTTATCATAATGCAAGTAACAACTTACTCCTGTTTCTCCTGTATATCTATTTTTGAGAATACGAATTGTTGTTGTGCATGCAATGACCTCATCATCTGCTTGCTGATTTCTCTCCAAAGCAATCACACTATCAGATAAGTGTGCGATACTTGCACTACCTCTCAAGTGTGAAAGAGTAACTTCTTTACCATTCTCGTGTCCTAAGTCTCCTGTTGGTCTCCTAAGATGAGATACTAATAATAAACCAACACCTGTTTCTTCTACTAAAGAACGTAGCTTAGTCATCAATACATCAATAGATTTTCTTTCGTCTCCCTCATCTTGTCCACTCACCAGGATAGATAGGTGGTCTAAGAATATCCATTTACAATCCAAAGACTTTGCCATATATCTAACTCTAGATAATATCTCATCATTACTTATTGAACCAAAGTGGTCAAAGGCAAAGAATCTACCAGAGCCTATGGTATCTTTCTGCCATTTGTGTAACTGTTCTTTTGAGAATTGATTACGTATCTCCTTGATATATAATCTTTCATTAGCCTCCACTGACATAATATTAAAAGCAGTATTCTTTGTGCTCTCCTCTAGTGCCAGTATACCTATGTTGTCATTAGAGTTTCTTAGAATGTGATGCATAAGCTCACGCATAATAGAAGACTTACCCATGCCGGCACCGGAAGTAAATGTAACTAACTCTCCTGTCCTCATACCATAAGTCTTTTCATTCATAGCACTCCAAGGATAAGGAATAGTTTCACAATACTCCTCTTCGTATAATGAGTCTCCTAACTTTGCTAAGTTTAAAATGCCTGCCGGTGTGTAAGATTCTGCACTCCACCAGTCTTGTACAAACTCTTTCGCCTTACCCATTTTTAAATATTCATTTGGGTCTTTGTGGTCAAGTCTAACTATCTTACATTTGTTAGGCTCAAACAATTGAGCAACCTTTTGAGATGCTTCAATCCCTGGTTTATCTGTATCAAAACATACCACAACATTCTCAAAACTATTTAAATATTCTAAGTGTTGTTTACAATTTTGTACAGCACTCTGCACTCCATTCTTAATTGATACTACTGCCCATTTACTTCCTAACATTTCATACACAGACATAGCATCTATTTCTCCTTCAACGATAGTAATATATTTACCACCGGACTTAAATAAATTCTGTCCAAATAGTAAGGCATCACCCATATCTCCTTGTGACCATATTCTTTTACCATCTACTTGTCTAATCTTTGTAGCAATGTGGCTACCTTCTGCATTGTAATACTCGTAGTAGTGATGCGATATAATAGAACCATTTGTTTTTATCTTTGTTCTATATTTTCTGGCAGTATTCTCTGATATTCTCCTATCACCTATGCTACCATAATCACCTGTACTAGCAACTTTGTTTTGTATATCTACAACCTTTGCTTCCATTTTTGCCTCTCCAACATTATTAAATCTTTTGTTACAAGAAAAACAGAAGGCATGTCCATCAGCGTGAATGTTATATCCTTTACTTGATTCACCACAAGGGCATTGTCCTCTACTTATCCATTTACCTTGCATTACATCATACCCATTGCATTAGTTAAACCTATGACAGTGTATATGACTGTATACCATAATAAAAATTCTAACAATTTATATTCCTTTCTAGTTATTTAAATGTGTAATATATCATCATAATAAATACATATAATACCCATAGTAATAATAATAATATAAATAAATTAATAGTATATTTTATAATATAATTATTAATAATATTATATATATATTTATATATTATAATAAACTTTTTCATAATGTCAAGAAAAATCTTTTAAGGTAGCTTTATATAATTCTTCTGCTGAATCAATATCTAGACCTATACTATTTTTACAATCCTGTTTCGCATATATTCTAGCTTCTTCATTAGAACAACCTTCTCTTTTGTACTCCTTAAATAATTTTCTGTACATTCTTTTTTCATCTTTATCCCAGAGATTTTCCATATCTTTTCTCCTAGTAATTATATAATAAAAAAAATAAACTTGTAATTAATAATAGTGGAAATATATTATTTGTCCACAAGTATTTTATTTTTTTTGGTTTTTGAAACCACCTTCCGGTAGCTTGTAATCTTCTTTCTCTATCACTTTTCATCTTTTAAATGCTCTGCATCTGGCATCTCTGCATCTCCTAACCATACTCCACCAGAGTTATTTGTAACTTGTCTTCCACCATTTTTTTGTACTCCTAACTCTCTTCTTAAATTATAATTTTCATCAGTCAATGCTTTTATTCTTTTATTAGCATTAACTAACTGTCCTTGTAACTCTTTTACATTCTTTTCTAACAGAGTTATAACAACTGGGTCGTACATAATCTTATCTCCTTGTTAATAAATAGGCAAGCAGTACAATAAACATTCCTACTACTATGCCTCCTAAAAAATAATATAGTGTAAATATTTCAGTCATCAATGCATCATCTCAATTCTTACTCCTTCAGACTGGGCTATCTTTAAATTAACTCCCCAAGATTCCAGGGTTTCTAGTGCCTCCTCTTTTGTTTCAAACTTTAATATTTTATTATCATCATCTACTAATTGGTCAATAGGAAATGTTTCTGTCCATTTACATTTCTTAGTCCACTTACCAAAGTCAAATCTATAGTGAGCTATCACATACATTTTTATCTCTCTTTCTGTCGTATTTCTTTTTGTTCTTGACAATCCTCTGCCTATATCTTGTGTCAAGTAAATTTTTTGCTACAAGATTTGGTATCCTAACTATCTTTTTAATTTTAATCATAGGAGTGTCTACTAACATTATACCATAGATATTCATTTTGTGCAACTGTTCAATAAGTTATGATAATAAGTCCATAATCTTCTATCTGTAGGGTTTACTTCTCCAGTAACTCTCCACCATTCTTCAGA